TGATCACGTTGTCAAGGCATATTCAATCTTCAAAGACAAAGTGAAAGCGATTGACCTTTGTGTTGCAAGATTTGATGATGACACCAAAGAGTCATTCTTAAATCTTTATTCAAAGATTGATGCTGGAGTGGATGTATCTGCTCCTGCCGTAGAGAATGAAGTCGAACAAGACGAAGTGGTCGATGAAGAATAAAAAAAAGTTTTGTAGGGGGTGTAGTTCAGTTTGGTTAGAACGCCTGCCTGTCACGCAGGAGGTCGAGGGTTCGAACCCCTTCGCTCCCGCCAAAAAAACTTTGGGGGTTGACTTTTGAAATTTAATTCCCATATAAATATACGGAACATGCCGAAAGGGTGTTCAATATAACTTGCTTAAAAAGGAGAAAACTATGAATGATATTACATTCTTAAACAGGCTTAGGCCTTTCACAATTGGTTTCGATGATGTCTTTAACACTTTCGAAACTTTATCAACATCAAATAATTTCAGTAGCACGTATCCACCATATGATATAGTAAAAATTGATGACTACAAATATAATGTGGAATTAGCGGTTGCTGGATTTAGCAAAAACGATATACAAGTCGATTATGCAGATAATACTCTCACAATCGAAAGTAAAAAAGAAAAAGAAACCGAAGATGAAAACTTTATCCATAAGGGTATTTCTAAACGATACTTTAAAAAATCATTTACAATTGCAGACGATGTGATCGTAAATGGCGCAGGGTTAAAAGATGGTCTTTTAACAATTGAATTAGAAAAGATATTGCCTGAGGGTAAAAAACCTAAGACTATTGAAATTAAATAGTTTTTTTAATAAAGGGGGTTGACAATAACCCCCTTTTTAGTTTATATTATTAACAAGGAGATTTATTATGGCAAAAGTATTTGATTTACAACCTGGCGGTTTAAAGGACGGCGGTCAAGCAACTTTAAACGAAGAGGAATCTAATAAACTTACAACAATTTCAGAAACAAATAAAGAACATGATGATACTAATGCAGGTTTAAAAATAGCACAAAGAAATAAGATTGCCGCTCACTTCATGCGTGTAGAAATACCTGAACCTATTGTCAATGAGATATGGGAAAATAGAGGTGTCATGTTTCAACCCGGCAATGAAGATATCAAAACAAATTTAGCAAACGTATTACACACAATTGCTAAATCATTTATCAAACATAATTATCAACATGATGCGATACCAATTATTGATTTTAATTTATACGAAAATAATACACCACTACAAGATATAACAATCACAGATGGCTCAGTATTTCAAATGAGAATGACTTTTGATGATAAGGGTGAAACAGTATTTCAGTGGGGTGATAAGTATGATGAACACCCATTAAGACCTGATACTTTTGAAAAAGTAAAAAGTGAAAGAGGTATATTACTTGTATATCCAAGTTATGTTAAAATAATTGAAGACAATGTAAAAGATTACATGGAAGTAAACGGAAAGTATATCGCACAAGATAATGAGTGAGTTTACATATAAAGATATTGTAGATAAAAAAGTATATACATACAATGAAGATAAGTATTTAAAAGAATTGCAAGATTATATTTTAGATACTTACAAACAACACTATTCAAAAAATAAGTTTCAATCAACACAATTTATTTTAGACAGTGGGCATGGTGAGGGATTTTGTATTGGTAACATTATGAAATACGCTCAAAGGTTTGGAAAAAAGAATGGTAAGAATAGAAATGACTTGCTTAAAATCTTGCATTATAGTATGATTGCACTATACAATCTTGATATGGAGTTAAATAATGAAACTGAATAGTGGAACTTTAAATGTACTAAAAAACTTCGCAACAATTAATCAGAATCTTATGATTAAAGAAGGTAGTACAATAACAACAATGTCTGCAATGAAAAACATTGTGGCAAAAGCAAGTGTCGAGGAAACCTTTCCAAAACAAATTGCTATTTACGATTTGAATGAATTCTTATCATCAACAAGTTTATTTAAACAACCTGTAATTGATTTTGAAGACAATAATTTATTAATTAAAGAGGAGAATAGTAAAGGTCAAAAATTAAAATACTTTTACTCTGATCCGTCTGTAATTACAACACCAAGTAAAATGATTACAATGCCATCAGTTGATGTTACTTTTGAACTAACAAGTGATGATTTAAATCAACTTAAAAAGGCTGCATCTGTAATACAAGCACCCGATTTAGTATTTGAAAAAAATGATAGTGGTAGTTTTCTTACTGTTAAAGATAAAAAAAATGATACTGCAAATAATTTTTCATTAGAAATAAATCAATCTTCACAAGGCGCTAAGTTTCAATTCTATTTTAAAGTAGAAAACTTGAAACTATTACCTGGTTCTTATGATGTGTCTATCTCATCTAAAAATATAAGTCATTTCAAATCTAAAACAGATAACGTAGAATATTGGATTGCACTTGAACCTGAATCAACTTATGAGGTTTAAGTATGGATACATTTCTGTGGGTTGAGAAGTATCGACCAAAAACTGTTAAAGATTGTATTTTACCTAAGAAACTAAAAGATACATTTCAAGAGTTTGTCAAAGACAAACATATTCCTAATCTAATATTATCAGGTTCTGCTGGAACTGGCAAAACAACGATTGCAAAAGCAATGGTTGAACAGATTGGTTCTACTTGGATGATGATAAACGGATCTGAAGAATCTGGTATTGATGTTCTAAGAACAAAGATAAAAAACTTTGCATCAACTGTATCTCTAGAAGGCGGTAGAAAATATATTATTCTAGATGAGGCAGATTATTTAAATCCACAATCAACACAACCTGCTCTTCGTGGTTTCATGGAAGAGTTTCACAAAAACTGTGGTTTCATTCTTACTTGTAATTACAAAAATAGATTGATTGATCCTTTACAATCAAGATGTTCTAATATTGATTTTACTATAAGGAATGGTGAGAGAGTAAAACTTGCAGATCAATTTTATAAAAGAGTTCTTGATATATTAAAAGATGAAAAGATATCATTCAATCCACCTGCCGTTGCAGAATTAATCACTGCACATTTTCCCGATTGGCGTAGAGTTTTAAATGAGTTACAAAGATATTCGGCTTCTGGTCAAATAGATGCAGGTATTTTAATTAATATTAGTAATGAAAACATAAAAGAGTTGATGTCATTTATCAAGAACAAAGAGTTTACAAATGTTCGTAAATGGATTGTAAATAATCTTGATAATGACTCTAGTAGAATAATCAGATCAATCTATGATTCATTGTATGATACTATTGATCATTCGACAATACCACATGCAGTCGTGATACTTGGTGATTATCAATATAAATCGGCATTTGTTGCTGATCAAGAGATTAATCTTTTAGCATGTATGACTGAACTTATGTCTCAGGTAAAATTTAAATGAACAAAGAATATGAATCAGTAGATAAGTTTGAAAAAACAATTGCAAATTTTTTTGGTGCTCCATATGCAGTCGCCACTGATTGTTGTACGAATGCACTAGAACTCTCTATTAGAATTACAGACTATGCAAATATAAAGATACCTAAACATACTTATGTTTCAGTGCCATATATGATAATAAAAAATGGTTGGAAATATGAATTCACTGATGAAAAATGGATTGGGTATCATCACTTAACTAATAAAGTAATTGATGCGGCTGTTTATTGGAAAAGAAATGGTTATGTGTCAGGCACTTTGATGTGTTTAAGTTTTTTTAAAAGAAAACATTTATCTACAGATAGAGGTGGTATAATTTTATTAGATGATAAAAATAAATACGATGATTTAATTAAATTAGTTTATGATGGTAGAGATAGAAGCGATACACCATACTATGAACAAAAACTTGGTATGGGTTATCATTATTATATGACATCTGATAAAGCAGAGTTAGGACTAAACAATTTTGAAAAAGTAAAAGATAAAAAACCAATAGAAAAAAATTGGGATTGGTATACACCTGTTACAGATTATATGATTTAATATGAAAACACTTTTCTTAGTACAAAGTATTACAGGTTATGGTCATATCAATAGAGTAAAAACATTTTGTGATCATATAAATGATAGTTTAATTTTAACTAAACCAGTATTTGCAAACGATACAGAATTTTTTGATAAATTTCATAATGATATGTTTGTTAAATACATTGAATATAACCCAGACATAATTGTTACTGAAGGATTTCCATTTGGTAGATATAGTTGGCATTCACATTTTAATAAAAGTTTAAATCGTCATAAAGGTATTATGGATATTTTAGATCATGCAAAGGATAAACAAATTTATTCTTTGGAAAGAGATATACCATGGATTAGACCAAGCGAAAATTGGTTTCATAGTGATATTCTTAATGAGTATTACAACGGTATAATTTTTCATACTGATGATAACTTTATAAATCCAAAAGAATTTATTCATAATCAAATCATAGATGTACCTTTAATTAGTTCATCTTATGTTACCAAACCAATTAAATATAATACACACAGAAATGGATATTTAGTATCTGGTGGTGATTGGTATCCACATGTTGAAAAATATTATAATGTTGCACTAGATGTTAAAAATAGAATAGGTGGTGATTGGACTTTCATAGTTGGTGATAAAACATCAAGTAATTTATTAAATAGACTACAAAAAGAAAATGTAAATATTGTTCCAAGACCAGATACAAATGGTTATAGAATTTTACTTGCATCACACGAATTATCAATAAATCAGTTTGGTGCAATGTCATTTATAGATATGAATGTCACACATACACCCACAATCATGATTCCAAATGAATT